ACTAGAATGGTGGGTCGAATGGGTTTCGACAGCCATATTGATTATTGGGGTAGGGCTGACAGCATGGAACATATATCCGCTGAACATATATCTTTCGCTCGCTGGAAACGTGGGCTGGTTTGTTGTTGGCTGGATGTGGCGTAAATATTCACTCTTGACAATTCAGCTAATCGTTAGTATCATATATGTTGCTGGTCTGTTACAGCACTATGGAGTATGGTTATGAAGATTGGCATATTGTCCGATCTGCACATGTCGAGCGTTCGCCCTTGGGACTTCGAGCCCGAGGACGATGTGTTCTACATTTGCGCTGGCGATATCACTGAAGACCATGATATGCGCCATGATTGGATACAGCGTCACAAAGATCATATGTTTGCGATCAATGGCAATCATGACTATTACGATGGTCATTTCACTGACGCAATCTATGGCACTAAGACGCATGAAGTGAATGGCGTCAAGATCGCTGGCGCTACTCTGTGGACCGATCTATCTAATCCCCTCGACTGGCTAGTCTATGCTGGCGCGCTGATTGATAAGCGATACATCGCAGACATGACGCATGAACGTATGATCGAGACGCATAACGCACACAAGGAGTTTCTGCTGAAAAGTGACGCAGATATTATTGTGTCTCATCATACGCCTTCGCGCCGTTCTGTTCACGAACGCTATCAGGGCGATCCAGTCAACGTATGCTTTGCGAACGATCTCGACAAAGAAATCTTTACAATGCACAAGCAGCCTAAGTTGTGGATTCACGGACACACGCACGATCGCTTCGACTACATGATTGGCGATACGCGAGTGATCTGTCATCCGCGTGGTTATAAAGGTGAACACAGTGATCATGGTAGCTACAAGCCATTGATCGTGGAGATTTAATATGAACAGATTCATTCTCGATAAAGATCCGCGCACCGCAGCCGAGTATCATTGCGACAAACACGTCGTCAAAATGATTCTGGAAGAGTGCCAGATGCTATCGACTGCGCATCGTATTATCGACGGCGTAGAAACTGTAGGCAAGTCTAAGACTGGTCGCAACGTGAAACGCTGGGTTCTGAACGATACTCGCAACGATAAGATCTATCAGGCTACACACGTCAACCACCCTTGCACCCAATGGTCGATGCAGACAAACAACAACTACACGTGGTCTGTGTTGTTGTTGCGTTATTTGCTCGATGAGTATAAGTATCGCTACAACAAAGAACATAAATGCGAAGAGTTGTATCCTGTTCTAAGTCTGCTTCCCAGGAATATTCATATCGGACCGCTAACGCTGTTTCCGCAGGCTATGCCAGATGAATGCAAACGATCAGATCCTGTAGACGGCTATCGTACATACTACATAGAACACAAGAAACGATTCGCAAAGTGGTCGGGTCGTGAAGTGCCAGAATGGTTTGGAGATCCGACATGTTTATCAAGTTAACGAATACAGTCGAGCAATACAAAGGTGATCCTATCTGGATCAATGCAGACAACATAGTTGCTGTGTATGAATGGTCTAAGATTCCTGGTGGAAGTCTTGTCACGTTCATCTACGGTTCTACAGGCGTAACGTGGGAAGTCGAAGAAACTGCTGGACAAGTTCTAAAACTGATCGATTTACATAATCAAACCAAAACGCGATAAGGTATATTCAATATGAACACTGCGAAGATTGTTGCCGTTACTCAACCAATCCTGCACAAAGGTGGCAGAATCGTTTACGATGATTCTGGAGCTGAAATCGGATTCACCGACGAAGATAAGCTCACAGTAGATGAGTTCATTGCCTATGTTGCTCGTGTGAGTAATCCTAGCAATCAAATGAACACTGAAACTGCACCGAAGCTGCTGCGTTATCTTGCGAAGCACAAGCATTGGTCGCCGTTTGAAATGGTCAACATTGTGATGGAAATTGAAACGACTCGCGACATTGCTCGTCAGATCCTTCGTCACCGTAGCTTCTCGTTCCAAGAGTTTAGTCAGCGTTATGCTGATCCGACAAAAGATCTTGGCTTTGAGCTCCGCGAAGCTCGTTTGCAGGATACGAAGAATCGTCAGAACTCAGTAGAGATTAGTGCAGCAGAAAGCGAGAGTGCAGCTAATCTCATCAGCGAATGGGAGGACTATCAATCGACAGTCCTCGACGAAGCTAGGATTGCGTATGTTTGGGCTATTCAGAACGGTATCGCCAAGGAACAAGCTCGCGCTGTTCTACCAGAAGGCTTGACTGTTTCTCGTATGTACATGAACGGGACACTACGTTCTTGGATTCACTATTGTGAACTGCGTATGGCTAACGGCACCCAGAAAGAGCATCAGCTCGTAGCTAAGTCTGCATGGGAACAAATCGTGAAAGAATTTCCCTCTCTCGAGCAAATCCTAGAAAATAACTAAATAAAGGATAAGATGCCAAAGTACACATTCGAGAATACTGAAACAGGCGAAGTCTACGAAGACTTCATGAGCATCTCTGCGATGGAAACCCTTCTCGCGGAAAATCCTCACATCAAACAAATCATCGGCGCTCCCCTTATTGTTACGGGTGTAGCTTCTGGTCGTAATAAGCCAGACAGCGGATTCCGCGACATTCTGAAGACTATCAAGAAGCGCCACCCACGTTCAACTGTCAACACATTCTAGGAGGTAACACGGTCCAGAACTCGTTCTCGTTTTCGTAATGTTCCCTACAACAACAACAGCGGAGCAGATATGATACCTAAATCGGTAGCTGCCATCATAGACGAAAAATTCCTTGAAGAAGAAGCAAGTAAGTATTTGACGAGAAAAGAACGAAAGCAAAAAAAGAAATCGAAAGGCACAGCGTATCGACAACCTGTGCTTCCGACAATTGACCGTGTTACACCAAAGACAGCTGCCCAACGTAAAGTCGTAGAAGCGTTTGATTCCGATAAGAATCTGATTCTACATGGCTGCGCAGGAACAGGCAAAACATTTCTTGCTCTGTATCTTGCTATGAATTCTATGCTCAATGGCGAGTCGCCGCGTCCCATCGTAATACTACGAAGCGTGGTACCAACTCGTGATATCGGATTCCTGCCAGGATCAGTTAGAGATAAAGCTGCTGCATACGAAGCACCGTATCAAGGCATTATATCCGAGATCTGCGATAAGCCCTACGAATGGCTGAAGCAGAACGGATACATTCAGTTTGATACAACGTCGTTTCTGCGTGGCATGACATTCCGCGATAATATCATTATCGTCGATGAGTGTCAGAATCTTAGCGATCATGAAATCCATACTGTCATGACTCGTATTGGTGAAGGATGTCGCGTTATCTTCTGCGGCGACTTTACCCAGAAGGACTATACTCGTGAAGGTTCTGGTATGAACAATCTGCTCAAGATTGCAAGTGAGATGAAGTCGTTCGAGATCGTGAAGTTTCATAAGGAGGATGTCGTTCGCTCAGGTTTCGTTCGTGACTATATACTTACACGAACGACACTTGAAGAACGTGGAATGATAACTTGAGATTTGATCATAGTCCTCATATAGATTTACCAAGAGCAAAGCAAATCAACACACCATCGGGGCGTCGCTATCAGACCCCCGATGGAAACGTATATCCTTCAATCACTACAGTTCTAGGCGATCAGCCTGAGAAGAAGAAAGCCATTGCTGAGTGGCGTGCTCGCGTTGGTGCAGAAGAAGCAAACAAGATCAGCTCGCAAGCTGCTAGGCGTGGCACCGATCTTCATAATCTCATGGAAAAGTATATTCTAGGAGACGAGATTGATGCAAAGAAAATCATCCCTTCGACCCTCGCACGTTTTCGTCCTGTTCAGAAATGTCTGGATGATAATCTACAACTTGTATATGCGTCTGAAACACCGATGTTCTCGGACATCCTGAGGATTGCAGGAACAGCAGATCTAATCTGTGAGTGGAATGGCGAAGTGACCGTTGTCGATTTCAAGACAGCCACGAAGATGAAGACAGCCAGCATGATCACTGACTACTTTATGCAGGCTACAGCATACTCTATCATGTTCGAAGAGCATACTGGCATCGAGTGCCATCACTTCGCCGTTCTTATGGTTTCTGACGAAGGCGAGTTCCAAGTATTTCCTGGGCGACGTAATGACTATGTCCGCGATCTTATTCGCGTGAGAGATCAGTACGAATGGAGGAAAAGTCTTGACAACCAGAGCAAAGCCAGCTAGAATAAATAATATGCTGAGGTCGTTGAGGCGTAAGTAATAAGCGGATCGGACGGGAGGGCAGTACTCCCCGCCTCCACCACAAGCAGAGGAACAGGACGCTGGCTCTTTGAAGTGAGATAACGGATTGATCACCGTGAAGGCATGGAGAGTCCTCTGCTTTTGATGGGGGCGAAATAGGATCGACGGACGTAGTAAAGTTGCGAAGAGACCAAAAGCAATTAGTAAGTGCAGCTAATGACAATGCACCTCGTTTGGCTCTAGCAGCCTAACATGAGCTTCGGGGATGAGCTTGGAAACAGAATCATTCCCACTTCACACAAACACACAGGAGTATATTATGTCCAGTAAAACACCTTTTGAAATCCGCAAAGAACTTCTTCAAATTGCACAGAGCATTTGCATCGACAAGATGCACGCAGAACGCCAACGTCTTGAGAACGATTGGTATTTAAAGAGAGACGAGTGGAATTTTAGGTTATCAAACAATGATTTTGTTGAGAGACCTCCTTTCCCAACAGTGCCTTTTGTATCCACAGAAGAAGTAATTGCTGAAGCTAAAAAGCTCAATGAGTTTATTTCTAACGGTTAATTAGTTTTGGTGGATTCAAAATCCACCACTCATTTTTTCACAGAAATTATTAAAGATTATAGAATGAAAATTGTAAGCATTAAATCCCCTTCTGAATTTGTTTTAGAGATTGAGTCTCTTGTAAAAGAAAAGAGAGTAGAATATATTGATGCAGTAATGCTGTATTGTGAGCAACACAATATTGAAGTAGAAACTGCCGCAGAGCTGATAAAACAGAATGTTGTTTTAAAGGCTAAAGTGCAAGTTGAGGCAGAAAATCTCAACATGGTTAAAAGAACTGCAAGACTTCCTTTTTAGTAAAGTGTATTATGACTCCATTTGATGCTTTCAAGCTTTATATCGCTATAAAGCAACATTTCTCCACACCTTCCTATGATTACTTCAAATATCATGGGAAGGTTCGTGTGTCTCAGACAACGTTTGACACACGTAGAGATAAGTACATGTTTTACAAATTATCAAAAAAGGATGATCTGCTAGACTATCTTGTAGCAAATCTTTCTGAAAACCATAACATATGGGTTGGCGAACTACTGTCTCCAGAATGTGAAAAGATGTATATTGAATACAAGAAGAGAAAAGAGTCTCTCACATACATCTTTAAAAATGATATTGACCAGTTGCTAGAAAACTTTGATGAAAACTTCAAAGTAGAAAACGGCGAATATCCTCATCTTCTTAAATTACTAACAAGAAAAAAGATCACAAAAGAAACATTCATTATAATCAATGAATGTGTTAAATTTTTCGGTGCATGGAACAAACAAATACTTGATCCTGTACTTTGGCCTACTATATACATGGCTTGTAAAAAGTTTTATCCGTTCATGGAATTTGAGCGAGATAAATATTGTGCAATCCTGAGAGAAAAATTTTCTTGATGGGTTACACAAAACATACTAAAATACAAATCCATACAACGTCATACAACGGAGAAAAGACATGACAATCGACTTTAACGCACTCAAGAACAACCGCAAGAACCAGTTTAGCAAGCTCACTTCTGAACTTAATAAGCTAAACGCCCCCGCACAGAGCAATGAAGACAATCGTTATTGGAAGCCTGATGTTGATAAGGCTGGTAACGGATATGCAGTCATTCGATTCCTTCCCGCCCCTGTTGGTGAGGATGTTCCTTTTGTGCGTATCTGGGACCACGGTTTCCAAGGTCCAGGTGGTTGGTACATTGAAAAGTCTTTGACCACTTTCCAGAAGCCTGATCCTGTTTCTGAATATAACAGTCAGCTTTGGAACTCTGGTATCGAAGCAAACAAGGAATTGGCACGCAAGCAGAAGCGCCGCCTTTCTTACTACAGCAACATCTATGTTGTTTCTGATCCTAATCGTCCTGAAAACGAGGGCAGAGTCTTCATTTACAAGTACGGTAAGAAGATTTTTGAAAAGCTCAATGAAGCTATGAGCCCTCCGTTTGATGAACAGGGTCGTAGTCCTGAGAACCCTCAGTACAATCCTGTCAATGCATTCAATCCTTTTGATCTTTGGGAAGGTGCAAACTTCAAGTTGAAGATTCGCAAGGTTGATGGCTATCAGAACTATGATAAGTCAGAGTTTGACAGGACTGGTCCTCTTCTTGGTGATGATGCAGAACTTGAGAAGATTTGGAAGTCTCAGTACTCTCTCCAAGAACTTCTTGATCCCAAGAACTTCAAGTCTTACGAAGAGTTGAAGAAGCGTCTTGAGAAGGCTCTTAACGTCAATGTATCTTCTGTTGATGTTGGTAGCAGCAAGTCTGATGAAGAAGAGTATTATCCTCCTCAGAAGACTGCAGAAGCTCCAAGCATTCCAAAGGCACCTTGGAATAATGATGACGAAGAGGATGATGATCTTAGCTTCTTCAAGAAGCTTGCGAAGCAGGACTAAGCAACTCCTGCTCCAAGAGCATTACCATACAATGCTCTATCAATATGTGAAGCAACAGGGGCGGTGGAAGCTGCCCCTGAAGTTCTAGGTCCAGCAGATGGAGTTTGAACTGCTGTAACACTTGGAACATTATTTACTATCACTGGTGCAGATTTTGCCGACGCTTCTGAAAGCTTCTGTTTATTTGATGCGTCTGTTGCTTCAGTGTATGATCCAGATGTGGGCGATCCGTAAGTTGGTCTTTCAGTATTAAGACCTTTATAAATTCTTGCAGCCTCACTCTTTGCCTTTTCAGCATTCTCGTATCTTTGTACTAAGACATCAAATATTTCTTGTTCTGACTTTCCAACAAATTCCGTATTAGGATTGCTGCCAATCATCGGTCTTCTTCTTACTGCGGGTGTAGTAGGTCTTGTTTCTCCCGCAGGAGGAGCTTCTGCTTGTGGTGTTCTTGGTGTTTCTACTTGTCTTGGAGTAGGAGCAGTTGTTGGTGTTTTGTCTTGACCACCTCCAAATAGTGATCTAAAAGCATTCTTTAAGAAACTTGGAATGTATTCTGATACTGTGTCTACAAATTTTCCTGGCAAGGATGTGAAGAAGTTCCATACATTTTTAATTGCGCCGCCAATCATATCTGCTGCACTACTAAACACATCTCCAATTTTTGATGGTATAGAACTAAAGAAATCCCATGCGTCTGATGCAAACTGACCAACAGTTTTTGCTGCATCAAGCAACATAGTTCCGATACTTTTTACAACATCAATAACTTTATTGACAGCATTAACCAAAAATTCTGCTAAATTGAAAGTATCGAGAAAATCTTTAACTGCTTTAGCAGCAGTTTCAAGACCGAAAAATTCAAGTAGTGTTTGAACTATTCTTCCTACAGATTTTAGTATTACATCGCCAATACTACCAACAGTTCTTACTATTGCATCTAAGAATCTTCCTTCGGCTAAATCTCCAAAAACCTTTGAAAGATTGTCGAACATCATCGACCAATCAGTTCTTTCTAGTGCGAGCAACGCACCAACAACTTGAGCGATCCCAGGAATAAATCCTAAAAAGAATTTTCCTACAGATAAAAGCATACCGCCAAATCTAGCAATCGCACCACCAAGAGAACCCAATACTCTACCAACAGGCGCTAAAAATTCTAGGGCTGCAGTTATGGCTGTTCCAACTCTTCCTGCGAAGGACAATAACTTACTAAAGAAGCCAGATATTGCTGCGAAGAAACCTGAAAGTGGAGCAAGAACTTTACCAAAGAACCCACCAACAGAAGCGACAACTGCTCCAATTCCTTTTATTCCTTTTAGCCAACCAAACAATCCTACAGCAACACCACCAAGCGTAGTTAGAAGAGTTCCTAAGAAGCCTCCAATATTTTTTACAATTCCAAGAATGGATGCGAGAGTTTTAAATATTCCTCCAAACAAACCAGAAGATTGCTTTTTAGCTGGATCATTTTCTGCTCCACCAGTTTCAGGCTTTACTTGTGCTGCTTCTCTTGCTGCTTCTATATTTGCCAACATTTGTTTTTTGGTCAAATCATTTCCAGAAAGAAGAATCTGATTCTGTTCTTTCATAGAACTCAAGATACCTTTGTTGGTATCAAGAATTGCTTCATTGATTGAAATGAGTTGGTTTAACAAATTTTCTAGAGGCTTGGAAGATGCAGCAACAGTAGAGGCTGCTTGTGCAGCACCTCTCACATCTCTTTGTGCGCCTTGACCACCACCTCGACCCAAAAGGGCTGGAATGAAAGCTTCCAATCCAAGTCTATCAAGCGTGCTTGCTGCAATATTTCTTGGGGTTACTCTGTTAATGCCTGTGCTTTGGACAACACCACTTTTTACAGTG